TCCTTTTCCTCAACCATTTGAAGCGCTTTTTTCTCAAGGCTCAAAAATTCAGGATGGTTTTTTACGTCCGGGATTTCCTGTTGTTGAAAGCGAAACTCTTTAACCGCAAGCCGTAGGGCATCGCCGCGAAGTTTTCTTTCCGGGTCTACTGTTGGATAGTCAGCCCGAAGGCTCTCTTCCCATTTCGAGTGGATTTTCCCTTCCGTTTCCTTTACGGCTTTGTTATACAGTTCGGTAGTGTCTACCGGCTTTCCTTTGAGGGCTGCAACCCTTTCAGCGTCTTTTTGCAGGATAACATCCAAAGCGTTTTCTGCGTACTCGTTTGTTGGCTTACCTTCTTCATCCAGTTTGTAAAGGCTGGCAACTTCATTTTCAGGCAGATTGTAAACCTTCTGCAAAAGGTCATTCAGAATTTCTGACATTTTGTTTTGTTTAGTTATTTACGTCGTCATCTTCCTTTTTTGGCCGTCCGGCTTTGATAGCCTTTTCAACCGAGGCAGGAATAACTACCTCTTTTTTCACTGTGGGCATTTCTTCGCGTTTTGATACGCGGGTGTAACCCATGTGCGGGTGTCCAGTCTTTGGGTCTTCTTTCATTGCGTCCCATGTTACCGGGTGAAAGAACCGCGTCTTTCCGTCTCTCGTTGCTTCAATTTTTTGAACCTTTGCCATAGTAGAAATTAAAATAGGGTACCCGCCGCGTTAGCAGCAAAGTACCCTAAAATTTGTTTTTGTATTTTTTCACGACATAACCCCCGTTTTTGCCGTGTGGTGTGAAATTACGCTTCCGGCAGTTTGTCCTCTTTAGGCTTAGCCATTGGCCGCGCTACCGGCATTTCTTCTTTGGTGGTTCGCGGGTCTGTCGCGTGACGGGCCACAATTTTGTAACCCTGTGCGCGTGTTGAAATTTCGAGCCATTCAGCAACGCTAACTACACTCGTTTTATCGGGTGTGTTTTTGTGTTTGATTGTGTAGAATTTTATTTCTGCCATTATATACCTTCGTTTATGATGTCTTCCGTCATTCGGCGTTGCTCCCGGATTAAAGGGTCTTCTATGTCGATTTCATCCGGGATGCAGTACCTTTTTTTGAACGCCTTTACTGTTTCCGGCCATGTCTCACTAACCTCATCCCTTCGCGCTGTGGCGTATCCGTAAAAAAGCAAATGTATGGGCATACGACGTAAAAAACGGGTAATACCCAACTGCCTATCTATTCTTTCCTTTTTCCCCTGCAAAGTTATCTATTTTTTTGTTTTTATTGCAAATTATTTTACGGCACAAATTCAGGCGCACGATAAACAACCTCATAAGACGCGCCCGGTACCTGCCAATCCGTTGCAATAAGAACTTTTGAAAGATCATAGTCCAAAGTGTATGCCAAAGATGGTAATTTTTTCCCATTCTGGAAAATTCCCATTCTCGCAGACGGGTTTGAAGGCAAAACACCTGAATTTATATCCGATAAGTCCAATTCTGTTAACTGCGTATCATCCGAAATTGGAAAGTATTTCGCAAATTCAGGAATGACCGTACCGTTTGAACTTGAAAAGTAACCGCCGTTGTTTCCACTTGCATAAGGGTACAAACTCCATCGTGCTGGCAGCCATGCGTCACAATCCCTGGATATTTCTACCCATCCATTGCCGGGATCGGATTCCTGCAATAACTCAAACGTACCACATTCAAACTGCTTTTGAATAGTATAGCCGGATATAATCTTATATGCCAATACCATGATCTATTCGTTTACGTTTATAACTCCGTAGGACTGCCTGATTTGCTCAACTTTCTTACGGTCTAATTTTACCGCCAACTCTTCCGATATGTACCTGATTCTGTGACGACAATTCATCCGGCCACGATCAATACGCGGCGTGTACGGTATGCCGCTACCCTTTGCGATTAAGTCCGGGTCGGTAGGCCATTCCGTGTCAGCCTCAATAACTGCAAACACCTTACCCGCCTTTTTGATGCAAAACGTACGGCTGTCTTTGATTACGTCCCCGACGTAGATAAAATATTGAAGCCCTAAATTCTCTCTAAACTGTTCATTCTTAACTTCTGCCACCTTGTTAAAGAGGTCGTATGCGTACCCGCTTGCCCGCGAATTGAAGTAAGTATTTATGGCTCCCTTGTTCCCCTCTTTGCCCCTGATAAAGTCTTTGAACGTCTTTGTCAGTTCTTTAAAAGTCTGATTAGACGTGACCGACTGCAAAAACAGCGCCTTCGCTTCCTGTTTGACTGTGGGTACTCCTGAAATGTCGTAAAGGATAGAACCTTTAATCAAATTACCCTTAGAATCAATCCCTAACGCGGCTCTTAAAAGTTCGTTACTCGCTGCTATGTCGTTTATGATCTTTTCGGCTGCGTAATCCTGATAGTAAATACCCGTCATTTCAGCAATAGCGAACAAATCTTTTACAAAGTTAGACATTACGGGGTTCATTACCTCGTTTTGCCACGATTTAAAAGCGTTATCCAGCCTGGTTAAAAGCAAATAGTTGCCTGTATTGTTCGCTATTGCGCCGTTCTCAAAATCTAATTGTGAAAAAATGTCATCCAATAACCTCAAAAACAACTCCCTTTCGGCTTTAGATACGTCCCTTCCTAATGATTCCCGTCTCGAATCAATTGCCGCCTGTATTTGTTCGGCCTGTTTGGAAAGGTCGGTGAGTAGTGACATTAGTCTTCGTAACGGAAAAATTTATCCCTTTTTTTCTGCTCCGATCTGGCAGCATCTTGCACAAGGTGTTCTAAAACGTCGTTAAAAGTGTCTTCTCTGGCATCTATCCAGTGTAGTGCCATTTTAAGGTCTTCGCCTTCATAGTTTTGCAGTGCGTGTTCTCTGTCTTGGTTAATATCTCCTTTTATCCAAAATTCCAGCCAACGCACTAACTTTTGGCGCTTAATCTTGCCCTTTAACTTAATGGGTTCGCGTGGTTCTCCCGGTTCAAAAAACATTTGGCTTATAACGCCATCACCGCCACTACATTGGTCGTTAAATGATTCATAAGCCGCTTTTGCGACCGATTTTGTAATTTCATCAACTTCTTCTTTTGATTTCATTTCCTGTTTTTAAATGTTAAGCGCCGGTACCGGCTGCAAATCAAATTTGTTCAAGCAATTCATCCATTTTGTCCCCTAATTTTCTCACAAGTTCCATGTCCCCTGCCGTATTGGCCCGCTCCCTTGCAAGGGCCAACTGTTGAAGAGCAAGAGGTATTTTGCCCAAAGTATCTTTTTCGTCGCCGCCTAAAATCAGGCCCGGTACATCCAAACCTAATTCTATTTTGGTTTCCTGGATTTCCTTATCAATCAAAGGTTTTTGTTTCTCATAAGGCAGCATATAAAACATCGGGTTTTGAGCCAAAAGGCTGTCAATTATACGAACCTTGTTCAAGTAGTAAATCTTTTGATCTTCATGTATCAGGGTAGAATTAAGCATAACCATCACTTGCGCCTCGCTTGCGCCCCTGAATGGATTGAACATATCCTCTACTTTTGCACGCCTTAACGCTTCCGGGTCGTCCTTCAAAACTAACTGCAATCCCTTCCATTGAAGTATTGCGCAAGTCTCCATACTTGAACCCGCCTGACGGGCTGCCGTCAACTCCTCAAAAGCGTCAAACGACGTTTCAAACCCTAAATTTGAGGGTATTAATGGAGACGCAAACCCGCCTGGCACGAAAGTAAAAGAGGCAATGACTTTAGACACATAGCCGCAAAAGAAAGTAATATGTTTTGAGTAAGGCCAGAGCGCGTCATTAACCCCTTGCTCCGCTCTTGAGTGGAAACGCGCCGTCTGGGCTACTTCTGACTTTGTAGTTAGTTCTGAATTGTATAGAGCAAGCGTAGCGGATTCAAAGTGTTCTTTCCATGCCGTTCTTAATAGTTCGGCTGCTTCCGGCGGGAAGTGGATATAGGCAAACATTTCAGTCAATCCTACAATTAAGTCCTCTTTGTCTTCCGGGAATGCTACCGTAATTTCTTCGGCTGCTGACGTTGGGCGGTTCTTTAATCCGGTGCCATGACATTTGCCGCACTCCAAACCCGTACCCGCTATTGTACCGCCATTACACCCTCTTTCGTCGCACTTGTCAGCGAACCTAATAGGAATTGGACTTGCCAACAAGGACATAACCAAATCAACCTCACTATTCGTCTTGAGCAACTTTTTAGCAAAAGGTAAAGCAGGGTGAAAAATAGACAACTTGGTTCGCCCGTCATCCATCGGGTTATCAATGTATCCGGCCCGGACGGCGGGTGTTTTGTCGTACTGATGGGGTAAAGGGATGATTGCTTTGTAGTACTTGTTTGAGATGTTTACAATCGTCCCATCTTCAACGTTTTCCGGGAACATTTCATCCTGTCTTGGTAGCGCACCCGGATAGGCTTTTCTTTCTTCGTCTGTGATCTGTTGAAGTACAACTGTTTGAAAAGGCTGATAAAGAGTAAACCTTTCCAGCCCTTCCCTTTCCTGTAAACAAGCAAGATATAAAAGGTCGGCCTGATCGTATTTAAAACTTATCGCTTGGTCGGCTGTGATTTCAACCGGGTAGGGCTTGGCTTTGTCTTTGTTGTTGTCGAACGGTTTTATATCTACCACCACAAAACAATTAGGGTCGTAAATATTCCAGTACCTTAATCTCTCGAAAGTGTACGGGAAAAGCCCTTTCGGGCCGAACCTATTAAGTTGATCTTTTTCAAACTCCCTTGCCTTGCTTCCGTCCTCGTCCGAATCAACAACGACATATTTCTGCCAGTTGGAACGCTCAACCTTTGAGACAGGCTTTTCGAGCATCATACCCAATGCACTTTGGACTTCTGCTGTGATTTCTTTTCTTTGCTGGAATAAGTCTTCCGTTTCCCGCCGGGCGAAAATGCGCATATAGTCATCAATGCCAACGCCCCCAAAATAGGCTTTTAATGACCTGGAATACTCAACAGACCACTTATAACCGGGATGGTAGGCAGATTCACCTTTGAGGGCAAGGTAAAAGAGCAGGTTTAATGCTTCGGTGTTATTCATCATCTTTGTTATGACCGCTCAACATCTTTTCAAAACTTCTGTACTCGCTTTTTAAAAGAGTAGTCAAAAAGTATCTCAAAGCGTCGCTTGTATGGCCGTATTTTTCGTATGTAACCCCGTTTGTTGTTGCCTTTTCTTTAAGTATTCCCCCGTTTGCGTCTGTTTTCACATAGGTTAAATCCTGAATGAGATTTATACAAGATTTATCTATCTGTAATTCGACAAAAGGAACCTTGCCTTCAAATATCGCACACAAAAATAGCACACTTTTCCGAACTTCCGGGTTAGATTTATTTACCCGCATGGAATTGTTACCTATTTTTCGCCAAAGTACTGCTTTTGCAATCTCATAATCTGATTTTGCGGCCCGCGTGTCTCGTTTATTTCCGCTTGCATCGCCGTAAAGCATCACTGTCTCTACCTGGCTATCCCAATCTATTAAGAACGTCTCGCAGAGCGTTTGTGTCGTGCTTTTGGGGTGTTCTAAGCAGTATTCTTTCAAGACTTTAATAATCAGGTAGCGCCCGTTTGGCCTGTCTTCGTACTCGCACTGTGAACAAAGCAAAGTAATATAAGGAATGACGTTTTGGTCGAACGTGTTGTGAAGTACGCGAATGTCAGGATTGAAGGTAAGCGGTCGAACGTGCAATTCAGACCTGAAAGAGTAGTAAGCCTCGTTGCCCGTTTTGGGCATTGCGTCGTAGTCGCCTTCTAAAAGTCTTAACCTTTCGTATTCGGGTAGTTTCTCTAATTGCTTTCTGTACGCCCTTCTAAATTCTGGGTCGGGATTATCGGATAGAAAAGCCCGGATAACTTTCTGATAAGGCTTTAAAATTGTAGTGTTCCCTTTGGTGTCTTTAATATACCGGCTTCGCGTCCATCCGGGGTCGGGGTTGCCAGTTAAAAGGATTTTAGGCGCACCGCCTGGTACCATATCCAATTTGTACCTTATCCGGCTGGAAACAATGTCTACTATATTTTCGTCAACTTCCGGCGTTTCATCAATGAAAACGTCCGTTAATTCCATCGAACCAAAATTGTGCGCATTCTTTCCGTTTCCTGTACTTGTGCCGTACGAAAGTGACTTGAGTATTGTCTCACTTCCATTTGACCAGAAAATTTCGTTCTCACCTCCTTTCCTCCATGTTATACCCATATCATTATACTGCCAAACCTCATTCCATCGTTCCTGAAAGGTTTTCCATGTGGTAGTCATTAAGTCAGAAAACTGCTTTCGACCTATCAAACCCCTTGTTCCTGGATACATCAAACGTCTGTAAATTTGCCAATCACAACCCAAACGAGATTTCCCGGAACCGGCAGCGCCGCCGTAAAACAGTTCTTCAACCGTTTCGTCTTCCTGTAACGCTTGCCACGCCAAACCCTGTTTGTAGGACAAATCTATATGTATCCGGTTTGCGCCCATTTATTCGTCTTGTGGTGGTTCTGTTGGGTATCGGATGGTTAGGATATTCGGTATCAGCGCTTCGCCGTCTTTGCCTGTGTGTTCGTTTACTTGTTTGGGCTTCCCATGCGCCCTGTCCAATTGCCTATCAATAAAGTCCCCTATCTCTTTGTCCGTTGCTGTTACTAACCTTCGGGAAATTCTTTGCACGTAGATAGGTTGCTTTGCGTCCTCCGCCAATTGCTTAACCCGGTCTTTCTCCAGGTTCAAAAGCAAACTGATAACGTCCGAAATTTGGCCGTTTGTCACACCCTCGTAACCTTCATCTTTTAGTTGGGCGATAAGTGAGGACACGAGTTTTTTAGGTCGCCCAGGGCTTAATTGGTCGCCTTTTTCAAACCTGTTTAATTTACCGCCGTGTGGTTGTTCTACCTTTTCCACCTTATTTACACCTTATTTACACCTTATTTATTTTGAGCGGATGGGTGGAATCGAACCCCTCCTCCTGACTGGAAGTCAAGCGCACTACCGGTAGTGCTTCATCCGCATGTTGTTTCCTTCTTTCGGACATCGAAACCCGTTGCCCTTTGTACATTCCTGCGCCCATTTCATCAATCTTTGAAAACGGTAAAATAGGTACGGTTATTTTACAGGTTTTGTCGATTAAGTAAATGTATCGAAGTTGGAAACCGGCTATTGGCTTATATCCCAATTCTTTAAACTTTGACATTGAAGATGACCCATTATCTAAAATGTTTACACCTTTAGTTAAAGAAACCCTGCTAACTACTTTATTGAACGTTTTGCTACTTCCTATTCCCGGTCTTATACTGGTGTCAGTTACCTTCATTCCTTCTATTTCCCAAACTTGGTCATTCTTTTTAATACTTGTAAGGTGAAAACCACTCGCTCGATAAATTGATCCATCACCGCATTGCGTTCCATCTGAAAAACTTAAAATCCATTTTATATGAGGTGCATTTTTTTTAATTAATTTAATTGAAATTGCAATGCATCTACTTTCTGAGTTTTTCGGTAAATAATCATCAAAAGCCATTCGGTTAAGTTCCAGCATTTCATTCCATAAAGAAGGCTGAACCAATGGCAAAACCTTTCTTTTATCCAATGGGCTGCCGTAACTCATAACCCCATGCAATTTGCCATCTAAAAACGCCCCAAAATGCAAAGAACTATTGTTTACGACCTTTCCGCTATAATGATGCTTTTTTACAAACTCATTCGCAATCTTCGCCGGTATGACCTTAACTACTATTTCCTTTGCCCTGCCCATTGCATTACGATTAAATAAAGTGCGTTACCGTTTGAATTTTCGTTGCCCATTGTTTCGGCGTATTTATACTCCTCCGTTTCCTTTATGTCTGATATTGCGTTTTTGACCTGCGTTGCCTGTTCATCGGCCAAAGTAAATGTCATTTGCTGGAAAGGTTCTTTGTCTCCATCGGGTAACGAAAAGCCGTCTGTTCCAATTGATATGTCTGCAAACACCGGCAAATCCACCCCCCATTCCTGCAACTCCTCCGCGTCCCATTCGTTCGCCAGCGCGTCCATATCAAATTCTCCAAAACCAACATTATCAACGACGATAAACCGCCTTTGCTGATCTTCCGTTAACTCACTTGCTCGAATGATCGTTACCTCTTTCATCCCGGCTTCTATGCAAGCCCTTAAACGCATATTGCCGCCAAGAACCTCTAACTGGTCATTGACGACAATAGGCCGTATTTCGAGCATTTGCGGAAAGTCCTTTACTGACTGCACAAGTTTAT